AGATAATTAAATAAAAGGGTGCAGGTAGTAGAACTCTTCAAATTCGTTCAAGGCGCGAAATAGCTTGTTGCAATGACACTTTAGCATCACACAAATGTTGATGTGTTTCAAAAGTGTACTGAATAGTATATGATGAATCATTGCATAAAGTTCTAACGGCGCGCGTCGAATGAGGTTCATCTGACGAGGAAGGTCTGTATTCGTCATAGATTTTCTCAAGTGCGTCGTTGATGGCGTCTAGTTTTTGTCGAGCTTCACTTATCAAAGTACCAACAAAATACATATCGACGGTTATTTTGTCACGCAGATCGTCAAGTTTCCTCTCGAACTTTGTAAGAACAGGTTTACCAAGCAAATCAGAATTAAAATCTGGATATCTCTTTGATACACAGTGAGTCTCAATTGACTCGTCAGATTCTTCATCTGGTTGGAGGTCCTGTGACTGTGGTGGGTCCAAGAACAGTGATTGGGCCATCTTTTGGTTTTGGTTTGGGCTTCGTTTTGTGGCACATCCTTCTATATTATCTATCGCGGTATCAATGCTACCAATAAGAGTTTCGTATATAAAACGATTCATTAAGAAATAATAAATAATAGTTATATGAATAAAATAAAATAAATCAAAAGAATGTACAAAGTAGAAGTTGTGCAGGATCAATCACCCCAATATCTCAATTGTGGTTTATTTATTTTCGTCAATGTTTTGAAAGACATATTTGGTATAGTGTTAGCCAAAAAGTCATGTAATGTTATAATTTGCTCGGGTGTGATAGGAATTTTATCATTGTTGTATCTTATAGCAGCGGCCTGAGCAATGTGTCTCAAAACACTTTGCTTTTTGATCAGTTTTGCGCAAGATAATGTGGCAACTTTTGCTTCATTGAAATGTTTTTCATCCCTATAAACAGCACCAACAAACTTTGAGGCGCGACGCAAAATATCAGGACCTGCACACTCGTCAGTTATTATGAAAGAAGCGAATTCACAAACGGAGCCAGAATTCATCTTTAAAGTGTGTTTAGACACATCAAGCACATCTTTACCTTCAGAAGTTAGTTGACAATCTTTAGCATTTGCACCGCTATCGTCACCTTTGATGTACATCAATTTAAGATTATCAAATTTGAACAAAGTGAATATAAGTGAGCAATTGCAGATCGAATTCTCAATCAAAGTGAAAGGATTACCAGAAAATTGTTTCTGTTCACCGATAAGGGTGCGAGGCGGGTTTTTACCTTGGCGGTAAGTCATTTTCCAATGCTTTCTATATTGATAAAAGAAATCATTGAGATAGTCAGGGCAACCCATCATAACAAGCAATCTGTGGATCAGATTTGTAAATGGCGTGAAGTATCTGGAATCCCATTCACTGAAATCATTTTCGATCCACTTGTTTCCTTCCAAATTGGTGCTTTGCAAGTCATGTTGCACCACATCAAGGAAATCCTCGTCACTGCCCAAAGTGACGAACTTAACTGGTGAATTATTGATTTTAAGCAAATGGTTGACTCTAGAGTTAAGCAAACGAGAATATGAACAGAGCATGAGATTTACTCTCTTAGACATGGCGGCAACACCTTGACCCACTTTATCGCTTGTGTCAAAATCTATTTTGGGATCATATTTGCCTTGCCTTTTATTGAGGAATGAAAGCGTCTCATCGTACCAATTCATTTCGGTGTTGATATCTTTGATGACATTTTTGGCGTTAGTTTCAAGAATATCGATATCATTGCGGTCATGATTCTTTGTTTTAATAGCGATTTTCTTTTGCAAAGAAATGATGTATTCTTCATAATGTTTTCTCAAATTTTCGGGTGTGATAAACATTTGTTTTTCAAGCTTTGAAACAGTGCCATTTTCACCGTAGATTGCTTTAATGAAGCCACACATCAACTTGTCAGTGGTTATATCGGTTTTACGCGCACTCATTTTTGGCATCATTTTTGAGTATCTTTTAACAAGAGTGCGTATTGTTTCATAAGATGAATTGCTAACCTGATTTTTAATTATGGCATGATCTGGGGCGATTTGGAAACCAGTGAAAAGTTTAACGGGATCGGACAAATCAGAGATATCAATCTTAAGTTGACCGCTTTCAACTTTGGTTATGTCCGTGGTGGTGTAATAATGAGTGTTAGATGCTTCATTAGTGGGTTTAATTGCGTCTGTGATGATTGTGACTGCGGCGTCAAGACCTGGTGCAATTTTAGTCAAATCATCTGAACTAGATGTGATTAGAACTGTGGGGTCATCTTCGTTTTCAAATTCTATAGTTTTATCAACATGACAATCCGCCAATAAGCTATTACCGCTATATATTTGGTAAACTGGTATCATCGTTTTGTTCACATTAAAGTATGTGCCAATGTAATCAACATCGCCCGTGACAACAAGTTTGTCAGTTGCTCTCGTAACCGCTGTATAAATCCATTGAGTGCGATTAATGAGTTGCGACGAAACCGCTTTACTATCAATGTGAAAAACAACAACGGGTTCTCTACTGCCTTGGAACGTTGTTATAGTGTTAGCGTTGTACTGTTGTTTCAAGAAGTCACGGCAAGTTGTATCATTGAACATTATGTGTCTAAATTGTTTAAGTTTACTGCTTTGTTCGCATCTGTAGAAACCTTCTTTGACTTCTGAACAGCTAAACATACTGTACCTGAGTTTATCGCGAATCATTTTGCATATATCTAGAGGTATCTTATAAACGAAATGAAGGTTGTTGCGAATACCAACCTCATGTGGAGTAGTGAACTTGTAGTTGTCATCGAAATTCACGTAAGGCACTTGAAAGACGTCTCCAACAACTATGATTGTAACGTTTTTGATTGCATGAAT